ACAGAGCCCAGAAGGATTAACTAATGGATTTTTATGGAGATGATACCAGATGGTTCGTCGGCCGTGTAATCGACTGGGAAGACACGCCGAAGGGTCGTGTAAAAGTAAGAATCATGGGTCTGCACTCAGAAAATGTGAAAGATGAAGATCTGCCATGGGCAAAGTGTCTTTTACCAACAACTGAGGGTGGCACGTCTGGTGTAGGTAAAATACCACAAGTTTTAAACTCTGCATTTGTATTTGGTATCTTCTTAGATGGAAAACTATCCCAAATGCCTGTTGTGCTTGGTAGTATGACACAATTTGAAGTTCCGTCATCGACTCAACGGGAACAAGCCAAAAATAGTGGTAGAAGTCGAGCATTAACTGAAGACTTCATTGTTGACGGTGTTATTCTAGATCCAAACCTGGTTGATGCTTATAATCAATCAGGTGATAATTTAGAAACAAGAATTGTAATAGCTATGCAGTTTTTGTTAGATGCCGGAATAGCAAATCCTGAAGCAGCTGCTGGTGTTGTCGGTAATCTTATAGGGGAGTCTAACTTAGTTCCAGATGGCCCTAAGGGGAAAGTAGGTGAAGAGGGTATAGCTCAATGGAATCCAGAAGTAGGTAGACTGCAAAGGTTGAAAAACTTCACTAAAACTAATTATCCAGGAAAATCATATTTAGACTTTTTTGTACAATTAAACTTTTTAGTATGGGACATGAAGAATGGTGGTGTACATGCATGTTGGAATACATTGAGTGATAAAAATATAAGTCATACATTTAATCCAAAAAATATTAGTGAACAAAGATCTGACACTAATGCTACATATTTGTTTTTACGAGTGTATGAAAGACCAAAAGATTCTTTGAGCAAATTAGCTGAAAGACAAGAATATGCTCAAAATGCATGGGATGCGTATCAAGAATCGAAGAGACTAACAGCCGCATATGCTGCTAGCTCGGGAGGTGCGATTTGAATATTAGAGAAAAGATAACAAGTGATCTGGCTAGTTTAGAAAAAACTTTAAACAGCACAAGCGTAAAGAGAGACATTAACCAGATTAAATTAAATTTTGAGACTGCATTCTCGACTGTATATAAAGATCAAGGTAAGACAATAGCTGGATTTAAGCAAGTCGCGAATACGCTGACCGATGCTTTGTCTAATGTCGATGGCTCTGTTCCTCAAACATTGAGTAATCAATTAGGTGTAGCACAATTAGATGTGAGTGCAGCAGAGAGCCAACTCAAAAAAATAGTAGGCGATGCAAAGACAGATTTAGAAACAATTACTGGTAAAGCGGCTTTAGCAGCAGATGGCTTTTTAGATGTTGTAATCGCTGCACCATTTCCTGAGGCAATCGCAGCAGCCCTAAAAAATACTACTACTCTGAAAAATAATGATATTACAAACTTAGTCCAACAGAATGTAATAGCAGGTGATAATGATAACTTTGATGCCGACACTACAAATGAAATTGTTGGTAATATTGTCGGTAACTTATTTCCAGATATTAAATCAATATCGAAACAATTAAACAGCACAGTTGCCTCGTTAGCAGTAAACGCTCAAGAGTTTTCAAATTTAGCCAATAAGGGATTTAGCTCTTTAGTAGAAAACATTATAGAAAGATCTATTCAACCAACAGAGGTATTACTAAATAGTGCTACAACTAGAGCAGTCAGTCCAGAAGACCTACAAAAGATTATTGAGTTAAAGCAAAACGATAAAATAAAAGAAGCAGCTAATATTTTAAGCAAATACTCTGACAAGACTATTCCTGAGCTAGAGGCTATTATTATTCAAATTAGTAATAGAGCTAGTGATCAAGTAACAAAGAATGTTCTACCAATAAATGTGACAGTCCAAAGAACTGATTCATTTGTCAATTCATGGAGAGAAGAGAATACTAATGTAAATGACAAAAACACCTTTACAACGGTGATTGGTTCAGAGATCACCGCAGAGGTTTTAAATTTGCAGAGAGAAGTGACTGAAGTAGTTGTTATGTTTTTGCCTTCCCCTGGAGCTACTGTAGAACAATATCATGATTCATATGTCAAAAGATATAACATAGGATTCAATCCGCACTACTATATTGGATATGGTGGCGAAATATATAGAGGCCGACCACTGGAGATTGAAGCAAAACCTAATACAAATTTAATAACTAATAACCATTATAAACGAAGCATTCTAGTAGCTGTCAATATTGATACAAAAAAAGAATCTCATAAGTTCGGTCCCAACCAACGTGACAAACTATTAAACTTACTTAAAAATATTATAATAGCAAAAGACGGAATTCAAATATTCTCTGCAGCTGATGTGGGTTGGGCTTATGGTATTGGTGAAGATGCTTTAGATGTACAACAGTTTATTAGTCAAAAATTAAATAGAACTAATTTGAAAGATTATAATCCTAAAACGCAAGATCCATTAACTGCACAACAGCTTGCAACCTTTAATGTAGGAATTTAATATGGGTGACTTTACAGAAGAAGAAATAGCAAATTTAGGTGGATCCAGATCCGCAAATAAACCTGAGGATCCTACAGGGCAATTCCCTGCTGACAATCATTTAAATAAAGAGAATATCAATACACAGGCTAGGGGCGAAACACGTAATAGTCTAAAATGGGCTGCATCATCAGAGGGTGTTTCTCAACATGTTAATAAACGATATATTAGTTCGATCTATCCTTATAATCAAGTCTCTCGTTCAATTACTGGTCATATCATAGAGGTTGATGACACACCAGGCAATGAACGTATGTTAATCAAACACGCCGATGGTGCTGGTATTGAGTTGTGTGTTGATGGTGGAATGCATATCAGTGCTCTTGGAAATAAAGTAGAGGTCACTGGCGGTGATCAGCATATTACTATTGTTGGCGATGCTAAGATTGTTTATCAAGGTAATGTAGATATGAAAGTCGGGGGTGAGTTCAATATAGAATGTAATGAATTCAATCTAGACGTGAAGAATAACAAAACTGAAAAAATTGGTGGCGCTGAAATTAAAGAGATATTTAAAGGCGCAACTAATTATATAGTCGGTAGTGTCACAAACTTTATTACAAATCAAAAGACAGATACTGTATTGGGAGGACATCAGTATAATGTTAAAGGAAATGTGGATTATAATATTAACGGTAATGTCGGTTTTTATTCTAGCGGTGAAATGAATGTAACATCAGAAGACTATATTAATTTAGCTTCTGACAATGTGACTGCTTCGGCCAATAATATGACTATACAAGGCGGGAATGGTGTAATAGGCGGTGATAGTGTGCACATCAAAGGGCAAGAGGCGTCATTTGAAGGAAGTGTGGAGGCTCCAACATTTTATGGCAACTTGATTGGCAAAGCAAAATTTGCAGGACTTGCAGACAAAGCAACGGGTGCAGATACTGCTGGTGCTACTGGATCTAGTGGAACCGCATCATATCCATCTGATCCTGGTGCTCCCACCTTTGTAGAACCTACAACAAGTAAAGTTAGTGATTATTTGACTAAAGCTGCAGGTGGTATTCGAAAAGTGAAGATTGATATTGGTAATTATATTAAAGACTTCTTAGATAGATCAAATCGGTATGACGGTGTATCAGCACAAGCGATGAGTGCAAAAACAGCAAGATCTAAGTTGAGAGATCCAGCCAATAGAAACAATAATAAATTGGTGTCAGCTCTGATCGAAGAAGGCACTTTATGCGATCAGTTTAATAATCCCAATCCGCAGGCAATAGGTAGAATAGTTGATGGGAAGTCAACAACTGTAAAAGCAACAAAAAATACAAATCCGAAAAACAAGACAAATAATGTCATATACATTCCAAAGAATGTCATAAAACAGTTTTTACCAAACCCAGCCTATAATCCAATGAATATAGGTACTGATACTATTAGTGAAATTACTGCTAAAACTAAATTATCACCCAATATTTCGTTGTCTAAATTTTTGGGCAATGAGGATCCAGTAAACATTAAGTACATTAGAGACGAGAACAAAAAGAAAAATATACTTAAACATCTTTATCCACAAGTTGTAATACTAAAACAAATAAATGCGAATCAAGACGAACTAGAGGGAATATCCCTAGAGGTAACAGAGGGTCTATACAGACCTGGAAGTGGCGAGACTATTACTGCTGGAAGTATTAATGATTTAAAATCTAAAGGCAGGGCTGTAGCATACAAAGCAATCGATCTTGATGGTAAAGCAAACAATTCACGTTTGTTCGATATAGCAGCATGGTTAAAAGACAATGCATATTTTGATGAGTTAATTTTATCATATGACACGAATGAGTGTATAGGAGACAACCCTATTTTATCTGGTAGAATTATAATTACTATGCCAGAAATTGATGATAATTTCACAGGAAACTTCAAGAGAGAGGTTTATACAGAGTTTAATGGTAATAGATTATCTCAAGGTGAATTAGTAGAGGTATTATTATCTAATGACGAAACTAATCTTTATTATGTTGAGGGTGGAAATCAGTGGGTACTTTATAGATCTGGTTTATCACAATTCAATAAAGACATTCGCCCAGAACTTTATAATAAGTTAGTAACCATTGCAAAGGCCTTTGGGCGACCATTAGAGGTTACTAGTGGCAGAAGACCGCCAACTAGCACTGCTGGCGTTGGAAGTAGAAGTAAACATGTATCGCGAGATGCTGTTGATATATTGACTCCATTTAATGATAAGGATACTGAAAGACTAATACAAATCGCTATTTCAAATGGAATTAGAGGAATTGGAATATACAGAGAGCCATCACGTGGTGGCGGCAGCACATTTAATGGTTTGCATTTAGATATCAGATCCGGAAGCAAGGCTGCATGGGGTGACAACTATAGTAGAACCAGTCTCTATCGTTACCCATGGGCTCATACGGTTCTTAATAAAAATGGATTCCCAACTAGCTGAATTAACATATAAATAATGCTAAAAGAGATTAACTATGGCTACTACTAGAGTATTATCAAAACAGGATGCTAATCAGAATACTAGTACTCTTATTACTAGTCGTTCTAGATTATATCGTGACATTGATCTATCATTTACTGTAAAGCCTAATGGTGAATTGTATATAAAAAGAGATGCTGCAGCTGTTACTCAGGCTCTAAAGAATCTAATTCAAACTAATCACTTTGAAAAACCATTTCAGCCATTTTTTGGTGGAAATATTAGGGCTATGTTATTTGAATTAGTTGATGAAGACACTGAAGAGGATGTAGCAGAGCAAATCATTAAAACTATTAATGACTATGAGCCAAGAGCAAGACTAAGAAATTTAGATGTAAATCTAGAGGCAGATCAGAATACTCTTAGTGTTAAAATAGAATATCAAGTTGTAAACACGGATGAAGTTATTACATTTACAACATCAGTATCAAGGTTGAGATAAAATGGCAACAACAATAAGATCAACAGCTTTAGATTTTGATAACATCAAAAACAATCTAAAGGTATACCTGGCAAATCAGGAGCAATTTAAAGATTATGACTTCGAGGCGGCAGGGATATCAAACATTCTAGATGTTCTTGCTTACAACACTCATATCAATGCTCTAATAGCCAACTTTGCCCTAAATGAATCATATCTGCCCACTGCACAGTTAAGATCTTCAGCCGTATCGTTAGCAGAGGGTATTGGTTATGTTCCTGATTCTGACAAAGCTGCACAGGCTAAAGTTAGATTATCATTTAGTTCTGATGCATCCGGTAGACCAGCAACTGTTACATTGCCTGCTTATACAAAATTTACAACTGATGTTGACGATGTACAGTATACATTCCAAACAATCGAAGCTTATACTGCTACTGATAATGGTTCAGGTTTTTATGAGTTTAAAACTTCAAGTGATATTGCTGAAATACCTCTATATGAAGGTACACTCAAGTCTAAGACATTCTTAGTCGGAGAATACGAGGACAATCCAGTTTACGTAATTCCAGATACAACAGTTGATGCTGATACAGTTACTGTAAAGATTTATGAGAGTGCTACTTCTACTACATTTGTATCATATCAAAATATTCTAAAAGCTACATCTATCAATGCACAATCGACCGTATATATTTTAAAAGAGTCACCAAACGGTTACTTTGAATTATCATTTGGTGATGGAAACACATTTGGTATTGCCCCATCTTCAGGTAATAGAATTGAGGTTCAATATCTGTCTACTAAGGGTGATGTGGCTAACGGTGCTGGAGTATTCACACCATCAAATACCTTCACATCAGGCTCTATTTCTGAGGACCTTACAGTCACTACTCTTGTTAATTCAGTTGGCGGTGGAGAGAAAGAGTCTATCGAGTCAATCAGACAAAATGCACCTTTCCAATATGCTACGCAAAATAGAATGGTAACAGCGGCTGATTATTCATCACTCATATTACGTAATTATTCAACCCTTATTGATGACATCGTATCATGGGGCGGGCAAGACGCGTTAAAGCCTGAATTTGGTGCTGTCTATACATCTATTCTATTCAAAGATACTGTATCAGCTGAAACTCAAACAGCCACAAAAAACGCAATATTAGATCTAGCTGCACAGCTTGCTATTGTTTCATTTAATTTGAGATTTGTCGATCCGATTACTACGTTTGTAGAGGTCGATACATTCTTCCAATTTAATCAGAATTTGACAGATCAAACTTTGAATACTATTACAAATAGCGTATCTAGTACTGTTTCTAACTATTTTACAAATAACACAGGCGAATTTAATCAGGCGTTTAGAAGATCTAATATGTTGACACTTGTCGACGATACAAGTACAGCTGTGTTGTCTTCTCGTGCTAATATTAGAATGCAGCAAAGATTTACTCCCTCTGCTCCATCACTCGTATCGGTTATTAATAGATTGACAAATGTCACTTTGAACAATACACAGTTAAATAAAATATTAGAACTCACTGTTGACAGAGCTTATATCTCTGCAGCGAACTATATGATTAATAATTCTTTGACAAGTAATAACTTAACATATTTAGTTGATGAATTAAGTGCAGCAAATAACAATACATCCCAACAACTATTGTTCCCTGTGGCTATTGCACCAGCTGATGACGACACATATACTATTACATCTAATGAATTCACTTTCAATGGTGAAAATTGTATCATAAGAAATAAATTAAGCTCAACAATTTTGCAAATTGTCACAGCAGCTGGGGGTGTCGTACTCAGTGATAATGTAGGTAGTTTTAATCCAATAGCAGGAACTGTCACTGTTAACTATTTTAATCCTACTGCTATTAGTCGTGGTTTATCAGTTATTAAACTTGCTGCAGTTCCAGCAAATCAGAGTGTCATAGACCCAACACGAAACGAAAGAATCGTGTACGATCCAGATCGTTCTACAACTAATCCAGTACTTACAACAGCGCAAAATTAATGTCTCATAAAGATAGAACAAAACTAGATAATAATAGACGTTTATTAAATCTGCAAAGGTCAGAAATCTCTAACGTATTACCAGAATACTTTGGAGAAGACTTTCCTAATTTAATAGAGTTTATGGATGCCTATTATGAATGGCTAGAGGACTCTGGAAATCCTGGAAACTATATCCATAAGCTCTATAGAAACAGAGACGCTACTCAAGTACCGAGTACACAACTACAGTACTTAGAAGATGAATTGCTACTCGGCCAAGCATACTTTGGTGGATTCTTAAACAAACGAGAAGCGGTAAAATTTAGTAATCTATTGTATAGATCGAAGGGTACTAAGTATTCTATTGAACAGTTTTTCAGAGGATT